ATCTTACAGTTATTTTACGTGCAGCTGACGGTACGGAAACAACGCAAACGATAACGACACACTACACAGTTACAGGTGTAGGATCGGCTAGTGGCGGTAATGTTGTATTTGGTACGGCTCCGGCAAGCGGTGTTACGGTGGTTATCATACGTGAACAACCTCTTACGCAAGGTTTAGATCTTGTTCCTAATGATCCGTTTCCGGCGCAATCGTTAGAAGAGGCATTAGACAAAGTTGTGTTTATGACACAGAAGCACGAAGAAGAGCTTAGTCGTGCTATTAAGGCATCACGTACAAATACGCTTACTGGTTCTGAGTTTACCATCTCTGCAAGTGATCGTGCTAATAAAATCTTTGCTTTTGATGGTTCTGGCAACGTAAGCATTACCCAAGCTATTGGTACATTTAAAGGTGATTGGGGCGCATCTACAAGCTACGTTGTGCGCGACATTGTTAAAGACACAAGTACTAATAATATTTTTATAGCTAACACAGCGCACACTAGTTCTGGCGCACAACCACTGACTACAAATACCGACAGTGCAAAATGGGATTTGTTAGTCGATGCTGCATCTGCAACAACATCAGCTACTAATGCTGCTGCAAGTGCGACTACGGCAACAACCAAAGCAAGTGAGGCCGCAACAAGTGCTACGACTGCAACTACAAAGGCTAGTGAAGCGGCAACATCGGCTGCATCTGCGGCGGCTTCATATGATAGCTTTGATGATCGGTATCTAGGCGCAAAGTCTAGCGATCCTAGCACTGACAATGATGGTGATGCGCTTATAACAGGGGCGCTATATTTCAATACTTCAGACGGAGAGTTTAAGGTTTGGAACGGTTCTGCTTTTATAACGATTACTGTTGCTGCAACCAACCAAGCTAATATTAATACAGTCGCTGGTATTTCTGCAAATGTAACAACAGTTGCTGGTATAGCTAGTAATGTCACAACGGTTGCTGGAATAAGCAGTGATGTAACGACAGTGGCAAATGACGGTACAGATATTGGTACAGTTGCAAGCGGTATATCAAATGTAAACACAGTAGCCAGTGGGATAAGCAACATAAACACTGTGGCTGGTATATCAGCGAATGTTACAACCGTTGCTGGCATTTCTGCAAATGTTACTACAGTGGCTGGTGCAAATGCAAATATTACAACCGTTGCGACAAATATTAGTGGTGTGAATAGCTTTGCAGAACGCTATCGAGTTGGCAGCTCAGATCCTACGACTTCTCTAGACGAAGGTGATTTAGCATACAATAGCACAAGCAACTTGTTAAAATACTACAACGGTTCCGCATGGGTTGGCATATCGCCTGGTATAGCTGATGTGGCGAGTGATACAACGCCACAACTAGGCGGCAACTTAGATATGAACGGTAACGATATTGTTACTACGTCTAATGCAGATATAGACCTAGCGCCTAATGGTACTGGTCGTGTTGTAGTCAAAGGTAATACAAACCAAGGCTCGATTGTACTAAACTGTGAGAATAACTCTCACGGCATAACGATACAGTCTGCACCGCACAGCGCATCAGCAACCTATACTGTGAAGTTACCTAATGCTCTAGGCACAACAAACGCCAGTTCTTTTGTTACTGCCGATGCAAACGGTGTTACAACGTTTGATAACGGTACGATAGAAGAAGCTACAACAATTACATCAAGCTCTAATGCGGCTACGCTAAACCTACGTGATGGCAATATCTTTGAGCATACGCTTACTGAAAATGTAACGTATACGTTTAGCAATCCAGCGGCATCTGGCAAGGTATCTAGCTTTGTACTGAAAATAAAACAGGATGCGTCTGCCAGTGGTTACACAGTGACATTCCCCGGCAGTGTAGACTTTGTTGGCGGCACAGCGCCTACGCTTACGGCTACGGCAAATGCGATTGATACATTTGTTGTTTTTACAACAGACGGTGGCACGATATACAATCTGTTAGTGGCTGGTCAGGATATAAAATAATGAGCGTTTCTAAGAAATTACTCCAAGCAGCCGCAGGTGCAGCAGGTGCTGAAGCTCTTGATGTAGACGAGGTGTTCAGCACGTTTTTGTATGACGGAAATAGTTCTACACAAACGATCACCAACAATATTGATCTAAGTGGCGAAGGTGGTTTGGTTTGGATTAAGAATAGGGAAAATACTTCTGGACCTCACTATTTGCATGATAGTGAAATGAGTTCAGATATTCATTATCTTCAATCACAAAGCAATACAGGACTAGCATCGGGTGCTGCTATAACTAAAAATAACAATGGTTTTTCTATAGCATCAACATCTTGGGAGGGTTTAAACGCTAGCGGTGAAGACTACGTTTCTTGGACATTCCGCAAAGCCCCTAAGTTTTTTGATGTGGTGACTTATACTGGGACAAGTTCAGCAAAAACTGTAAGTCATAATCTAGGTTCAGTTCCGGGCATGATTATAGTAAAATGCACAAACGATACTGGTAATTGGCGAGTTTATCATAGAGGTCTGGACGGTGGCAATGCTCCAGAAGATTACGTTATAAACCTCAATTTAACAAATGCTGAAGGAAATAGCAGTAGTTTTTGGAACGATACTGCACCAACAAGCACTGAGTTTACAGTAGGTGGTGACGATGATGTAAATGATTTTGGTGACACCTACGTAGCCTACCTATTCGCACACAACAACAGTGACGGTGAGTTCGGCCCTGATGGTGACCAAGATGTTATCAAGTGTGGGGGTTATACTGGCAATGGTTCTACGGATGGCACAGAAGTAAACCTTGGATTTGAACCACAATGGTTAATGATAAAGGCTACTTCAGTAGCTAGAGATTGGCATTTATTCGATGCTATGCGAGGCACTGTTACTGGTGGTAATGATTCTTTACTAAAAGCTAATTTAACTGATGCTGAATCATCAAGCGCAGAGTTTGTTTCATTTACCTCAACAGGTTTTAAGCTTAACTCAACAGATAATAAAGTAAACGGTGGCAATCACACCTACATATACATGGCAATCAGACGTGGCCCACTAGCTGCACCTGAGAGTGCGACTGATGTGTTTGATGTGGACATTAACACACAAGCAATCAACTCTAGTAATGCACCACCAAGAACTCCTTTTCCAGTTGATATGGGTATTTATAAAGCTAGAGATGCAAGCGGCACAGCTTGGCCTATTTTTGCACGATTACAAGGAGCGAATTACCTTCAAACCCAAGCAACGGATGTAGAGGGAAGTGGTTATACAACTTGGGATCAAATGGATGGTTGGGGTATTAGCACTGCATCATGGGAAAGTAGTGCTAATTATGTATTTTATAATTGGAAACGTGCACCCTCGTATTTCGATGTGGTTGCTGCGACAGGCGTGGGAGGAAATAGTAGTTATAAGCATGGATTAAATGCCATACCAGAAATGATGTGGTATAAGAAACGAAGTGCTACATCTGATTGGTGGGTTTATCATAAAGATTTAGGTAACACAAAGTACCTTAAGTTAAATAGTACCGCTGCATCGGCAACAGGAAATATATGGCAAGATACAACTCCTACTTCTGATACTTACTACATTGGCAGTGGCAATAATATGTCTAATTCAGGGCAAACTTTTATTAACTACCTTTTTGCGACAGTTGCAGGTGTATCCAAGGTGGGAAGCTATACTGGGAATGGCTCTAGCCAAAATATAGACTGTGGTTTCTCAAGTGGTGCTAGATTTGTTTTAATTAAAAACGCAGATGCCACAGGAAGTTGGGCTGTATTTGATACTGAAAGAGGTATTGTTGCAGGTAATGATAATTATTTAAAGTTAGATAGTACGTCTGCTGAAGGTGGTGGGTACGATTTTATAGACCCTTTATCAAGTGGCTTTACAATTAATCAAACTGGTGGAGTCGTTTTAAATGAATCGGGTCAAACCTACATCTTCTACGCAATCGCATAATCAAACTCATTAGAAAGGATCAATCATATGGGTGAATTTAGAGAAAGAACAACAGGCGAAGTTAAAACGCAAGGGCAATGGAGAGCAGACTTTGCTCATATGTCATTGCCTAGAGTGTGGAAAGCAGCAACGCTAGACGCAATGAACCTAGACGCAGTACTCGCAAGCCCTGCGGCTACAGTGGGCGCATATCAGGTAAGTGTGCGTGATGGTGTCGAGCAAGATGCAAACGGCAACTGGGTTGAGAAGTATGTCGCAAGGGATATGTTTGCTGATACGACTGACGAGGATGGTGTAACCACTACCAAAGCAGAGCACGAAGCAGCATATCAGGCAACTCTAGATGCTACTACAGCCGAAGGACACAGGACCACACGTAACAAACTTCTAGCTGATAGTGATTGGACACAGATGAACGACAGTCCACTAAGTAATGAAGATAAGACATCTTGGGCTACTTACAGACAAGAACTAAGAGACTTATCTGATTTAGACGCATGGCCTAACCTAGCAGATGATGATTGGCCTGTGGCTCCATGATGGAAAAGGCTGCTATCATAATTGCTATTTCTGTGCAGTTTGGTGGTCTTGTTTGGTATGTCAGCACACTTGATAATAGTGTAGAGGTCAATGCTAGAGAGATAGCTAGACATGAGATCAGTATAAACAAACTAGAAGATACTGCTCAGTCTCAAGCTTTGATGTCAGCTAGAATAGATGAGAATATAAAAGCTATCCGTGAAACATTGGAGAAAATGGCGGCTGAGTAATGGACCCAGTTTCATGTGTAGCTTTGGCAACAGGTGCGTATAAAACCCTTAAGGCTGCTATAAGCACAGGAAAAGATATTCAAGAAATGACTGGAACTTTGTCTCAATGGGGCAAGGCTTTTTCTGACTTTAGTAATTTAGAAGAAAGAGAAAAGAACCCACCGTTCTGGAAGAAAACATTCAAAGGTTCTGATGAAGAAACTGCACTAGAGATTTTTGCAAACAAAAAGAAAATGGAACACATGAGAAGTGAGATAAAAAATCATATCTCATTTACCTACGGACCAAGCGCATGGAAGGAAGTATTACATATAGAGTCGCAGATGCGTAAGAAAAGAAAGCAAGAGTTATACAAAAAGCAAGAGCGTATAGATGCAGCGATTAACTTTGCCATTGGTGCTGTGATCTTTGTTATTAGTGGTGGGATATTGTTTCTTGGCTTTTATGCTCTTGGCAAATGGCAAGGGCGCTGGTGATGTGGGTGTTGCTTTGGTTGCAAGTAATTAGCGGTAATTTTGACCACTACCATGTAGGCAGTTATTCAAGTGAAGAAGCTTGTAAGGTTGCTCAGAAAGAAGCTAAGGTATTGGTAACAAACAATAATTCTAAAGTGGTGTGTATAAAAATTGAACGGTGATATTAAAGGAATGGCGCAACAAATATATTGTGTATGACAAATATGGAAAAGTTGTTATAATTACACGCGATAAAAGGGTAGCGATAAAACACGCGAGGTCGCTGAAATGACAGAGTTTGAGAAAGCAGATATAAACGGTAACGGCGTTATTGAGAAAGCTGAGTGGAACAAACTGGCTTTGGAAGATCGCAGACTTGAGATGATTGACAGAGATTTGAAGCGCAATGCGGAGCGTAGGTTCACTGGGTTTGCTCTTGCCGGGATGTTAATATATCCGTTTATTATTCTTTTAGCTTCTGTTCTTGGTTTTGACAAAGCGGCAAGTCTTATCACAGATATAGCAAGTGTATACGTGATAGCTGCATCAGGTGTGGTTGCTGCGTTTATGGGATTTAATGCGTATGCTGCGAAAGCGGAGCCAAAGAAAGCAAGCATACAAATGGAGGGTGAGTAATGTTACAAAGTTTGATAGGGCCGATAGCTCAATTAGCTGGTAGTTGGCTAGATGCAAAGACTACAAAGCAAGCTGCGGAGGCCAAGCTAAAACTTACGGAGGCAGAAGCAAAGGCAAAGATACTTCTAAGCAAAGAAACCTCTGTTGCTGATTGGGAACGGATCATGGCAGAAAACTCTGCTGGGTCATGGAAGGACGAATTTTTTGTAATTGTCCTAAGTATTCCTATGATTTTATGTTTCATTCCTGGTTTAGAAGGTGTGGTACATCATGGTTTTGAGCAACTCTCTATGGCCCCGGATTGGTATATGTACGCACTTTTAACTGCAATATCAGCCTCATTTGGTTTGCGTGGATTTAAACAATTCTTAGGTAAGAAATAATGACTGATTTAAAAATACCTGTAGCTCTCGTCTTTGCAATGGCTGTGCAGTTAGTTGGTTTAGTATGGTATATTAGTTCTATCGTGCATGATATAGAACATTTGAAACAAACTGTATCAGCCCAAGATGAAATTATCCGTGTAATAGATCAGGACGTAAATGATCTATGGGCGTTCTGTACTTTTACAGAAAACAAATGGGCAGAAGCTTATAGCAGTGACATGGTGTATGAAAGATTGTGTGGTACGAAAGAAGTAGTGGAGCAATAAAATGAAAGAGAACTTTGATACCTTTTTTGAAATGTGCATAGCCCACGAAGGAGGCTTTACAGACGATCAAGATGATAACGGAAATAATCAGGGTGATGGTTACGGCAATATGGGTTCAACCATGTATGGCGTTACCGCTATGAACTGGGGAAAGTACACTGGCAAACCAGCGCCGCCCGAAGTTATGAAGCAGATAACTCGTGAAGAAGTTAGACCGTTTGCAAAAGAATGGTACTGGGATGCGGTAAAGGCAGATTTACTTCCTACTGGTATTGATATTGCATTAACAGATCATGCTTATAATGCAGGGCCAAGACCAGCGGTAAAATGTTTACAACGTGCTGTAATGGCTAAAGCAGATGGCATAATAGGTAAAATGACTATTGCCGCTGCACATGATATGAACCCTAAAGAAGTTGTTTTAAACTTTAAAGAACAGCGTCAAAAACATTATGAAAGATTAGGGCAAGGAAAATTCATTAGCGGTTGGACAAATCGTAATAATGAAACCACTGAAAAAGCTTTGGAATTAATAAAAGAATTGCAAAAATGATAATTTAAATTTTAAGTTAATGGTATAAAAATGACATACAGCGCAGGTTTCCCGGTAAGTATTACAGAGGCAATAATTATTGGGTTACTTGTTGTTTTAGTTATAAGAGATTTTATGAAGTAGCTACGTGTTATCAGGATCTGTAGCCATAGCATCA